GAGTTTAGCGTCCGGGATTGGGGGGCTGATTGGCGTGTTGGGGGGATTACCCCCGATACTGAGCGCGGTGCAGGCCGGTTGGGGGGCATGGCAGGCAGGGATGACGTTGACGACGGCGCTAGGGGCGGCAGGGATTGCGCCGATTGCGATCACGTTAGGAGCGATTGCGCTGGCGGTGGGTGCGGTGGTGGGGGTGTGGTTGATGTGGAACCAGGCGATTGCGAAGACGAATGAGGAGGGGAAGAAGGCGGTGGGGGGAACGTGGGCGAAGTTCTTCAATGACCAGGTGGCAGCGGGGAAGAGTGCCACGCAGATTACGCAGGAATATATCCAGGCGCAGGAGCGGGTGCGCTCAGTAATGGAGGGGACGAACCCGGTGCTGCGGCTGTTTATTTCGAACCAGGCTGAGCTGACGGGCAGTTTTGAGGCGTTCAGCCAGGCGATGTCTGGAACGAGCGGGAGTTATGCGGAATATGCAAGCAAGCTACGCGAGGTAGCCACGGCCAGCGGGTTGGTGGTGGACCGGGAGGGCAACCTGGTGCGGGCGATCCAGACGGCCAGAGGGGGGATGACGGGGCTGGTAGGCACGTCGAACCAGGTGGTGCAGGCGCATTATATGATGAGCCAGGCGGAGTGGGATCAGGCGCAGAAGGTGGGGTTGCTACGGGGTGAGCAAGAACAGTTGAATGAGACCCTGGGGGTGGCGGGCGTTAACGCGCGGGAAATGGCACTAGCATTTGGGACGGATGCAGTCAATGGGCTGGCAGCGTTGCAGAGCCAGGGGCTGGCGACGAAGGATATCCTGGGG